GTTGTTTACAAAGCCAACATATTGTGGCTGTTTCTCTTACTTGTTTTGCTCTTTTGCGATAGTCGCCTGAATAGTGTGTTCTGTTTGGTTTGCGTCTTTGGTCTAACTTTGCAATGTATTCGCTTTGGTGTTTGGCGCAGCGGTTTCCTTTCTCGACAAGTATGCCGCAGTTGAGGCAAGGTCTTTTGAATCCCATTGTTTAATTGTCCCATTGGTTTGGGATACCCATCCGTAGATTGGGGGGTGGGAGAATGAATCGTGGGTTATTGCTGTTTGTATTGATTCGTATAAATATGTGGGGTGGTGTGTGTCCCAGTTTTGTTTCTGTTGTCTGTAAGCAGTTGCTAATGATCCGAGTGCTAGTGAGCCACCTGAACCGATTGCCCAATATGGTGTGCATCTGCTGATGCCTAGTGTGTTGCTTATGCTGAATGCTCTGCCGTGTGTGACGAGTAATAGTTCTGAGTCTGGTAGTTCTGCTACACCATCTTTAACATCAAGTGTTAATTGTTCTTGAGTTATCTTCCTGATTAAAGGAATAACTCTTTTCGCTATCCATTGATACCAACTCATTTCATCCTCTTTCGTTTTTAGTTGTGGCGGTATTGGCGGGTATTTAACTATGTATTGCAATACATCACAAACACGATCAGCACCTGCCGCTGCAATGAGCCATTCACCTTGTCTGATGATTTTGTTCATTGGCATTGCTGTATGGAATGATTCGTCAGTTATCCCTGATTCTGACATCATCACGCATTGTTTGTTTGTTGATGCAATTCCTATTGTTGTCATTTAACTTTTAGGCTCTCTCTATCAATTGAGATGTTGGCTGCCTGTAAACATTCGGCATAGGTTTCGTGGTCTTGTGTATCGCAACCACTACGACAGTTACTCATCTGCTAACACTTCACTAGCGAGAGCAACATAGTTCTGTCTCTTGTACTCACGTATCTTTAACTTTGCTGGGCTGTAACCACCAATGGTTCTACCAGTCTTACGTTGTTTACGTGGCTTCTTCTTCCACGCCTTGCCACACTTACGATTATCGTTACGAGTACCACCTGACTTGCTTCTACCTTTAGCCACTTACTCGGCCTTTCCTATTACTGAACCTTTACCTGAAGCAACATCAACAGCGTGCAAAACACCAGCAATGAATAATGTTGGTATCTGATGATCTGTTGAGTTAGCATTACGAAATGTCATAACCTCAACTTCAGCCATAATTGAATCAATTACCGCTTGTCTGGCGAAAGAAACAATTAGATGAGTTCGGTCAATAGATTCCTCTAAAGACTCAGGTTTACCCTCGTAATGATCCATAGCATAATTCATCAACAACGATTTGATGCGTTGTCCAACAGGGTCGTCAAAGATTTCTATTCCCACGATTGTTTCAACCATCCCTGCTCGTGTGCCGCTTTAGGATTCTGAGTAACCCAAGTATGGCAAGGGCGACATAACGCTACTAGGTTTTCCAAATCATCAATTTTTCCGCCGCGAGAACGGCTTTTTAACTCGTGTATATCGTGGCTTCTATCAGATAAACATCTTTGACAAACAGGTCTATCAGCCAAAAGTTTACGAACAAGATTCCTGCGCTTGGTTGCATAAAGTTGCTCCATTTTTGCTGATCTTGGTCTGATAGGTTTCCTGTTCATAATCAAATCTTAAAAGGTTTCTGCTACCCAAGGATTGTTATCTGACTGTGTTGCAGCAGGCTTATCCTTTTGGATACCTGAGTTAGGGGTGTAAGACTTTCTTCTCAGTTCAGCACCAACAGATTCAGCCTCAACCTCATAAACAGTTTTCTCTGTGCCATCTTTGCCTGTGTAAGAGCGTTGCTTGAACTTACCTACAACAACAACTGTGTCACCTTTTTGACAGGTCGCAGTAATGTTTTCAGCGGTTTCATTCCAACAGTTCACGTTCAAATAAACCTTGTCACCATCAACCCAATTACCTTGAGCATCTTTTTTGCGTTCAGAGCAGGCCACACGTAAAGATGCAACGGATTTACCTGTTGTTGTGAACCTTAGTTCTGGGTCTTGCGTCAAATTACCTACGATAATCATTGTTGGTAACGCCATTATTTATCTCCTTTTAGTTTGGTTAACTTATGTAATGCTAGATATTTTGTTTCAAAGAAATCAGATTCCTCACCTAATTCCCAAGCGTTGTCATAATCCAAGTAGCCAAGAACCTCAACTTGCTTGAACTCTGGTTCAATTGCTTTCGCTGCAAAAAGAATCAAACCAAGACCGACTTGTTTCTTACGAACAGCAACAGCATTTTTTGTTCTAACTCTGCGAACCTCAATGTTTCTTCCAACATCAGGTCTATGTTTTTCTTGATCGTGGTTTTCAGCAGTCCAAAAAGTTCCAGACCAATATTGGTTAATACATTTAGCAACCGCTAACTCACATAACGCTGAAGCAACTTGGGCTGTTCTGTTAGATTCCATTCTGTTCGGGTCATAATGTTTAGCATCCTGTTTACCCCAGTTAGCAGTAAAACGTCTAACACCAACAACTGATGCCCACTCATATTCCCAAGGTTCAAAAGTGATTAACATTTTATTTTTGTTAACCTGCTTCCCATAGTGATAGGAAAAAAACCAACAGATTTAGTTCTTTTAGATTTGTCATCAAACTCTGTTGTGGTTGGTAAATCTGTTTGGTTTTTCCATTCAGGTTCAAACAAAGTTAAATCAAAAGCCCACACACCTTGAGGTGTTGAACAAATATAGGTAGGTGTCATTCCACGTTCCATTGCCTCATATTTGACGCGAGCATATTTTGATTGCTCAATCATCAAGTTCTCGTAATGCGAGTTACGGCATTTCAGTTCAATGAATAGTTGTCTACCTGGTGAGAAACAATCGTAAGAAGAAAACTCGCCAGCAGATGCAATCAGGTCAGGCATATAAAACTCTTTTAACTTATTAAATAATTCTTTTTCGTTCATAATCTGTGCGCAATCACTCGAATAACTTTCCTTTTATCTTTAACATTCTCAGGAAGTGGGAATGCTTTCCTTAATCTTTCGCGCTCTGCGGCACTAAAACTTCCCCAAATTCCGTAACGCTGTTTTGACTCCCACGCATCCTCAAGGCATAGTCCACGAACAGGGCAGCCAATGCAAATTCTTATCGCAGCCTTAATCGCTGGAACATCATCTGCTTCGCAAAAAAACATTTCAGGATCAGCATCTAAACATTTAGCGTGTCTTTGCCAATCGTCAGGTTTAGGGCAGGTTGCGCAGATTTCTGTACCCTCAATCACGGGATGACTGCAATCTTTTAGCACTCTCAAGTTCCTCAATAAGTTTGGTAATGGTTTCCAAACTTACAACAGCCCACCATTTATCTACATTTGCCACACCCACACCATTAGGTTTGATTACAAGAACACCAAGGTTTGCAGCAGCATTTACACGTTCAGTTTCGGTTTCTTTCATCCACTCGTGAATCTTGTACGAGCGTTGATTCTTGACCTCAATGACACAGTTAGGAACACCAGCAATATCACCCTTGTCATAAGCACCTGACAAAGTTCTTCTTTCCACCGCTGAGAAAGTTTGCTTCAAATAATCAGCAACAGCAGTTTCAGCCAATGTTCCTTTCTGCTTCGATTTGCTCATCTAACAAGCAACTTCACAACAAAATACATAATCCCAAACAACATAAAAGCAACCAAAATCTCACCCATTTAGTAACCCCAAACTCTTTCATCAGCACGATCCTTAGCAGCCAAATCAGCATCAGGTTGCCAAGATGGTTCAGAGTTCAACAACTCATCCCAAGACTCATAAATGAAAGTTATTGAGCCATCAGCATTGTTTCTTGTAATCATTTGTTTTTCCCAGGAAGTTTATGAATAGTCCAAGGAAGTGTTAAAAGAAACAAATAAATCATCCACACAGCGTAATCATAAAAACTCATTATTTGACCACGCAATCGTGTGATTCACCTTTGACAAAACCTTTATGGCAATCAACACAAATCTTGACCAAGCGCAGATGCCTTTCTTGATTCTGTTTCATCACAGGACCGAACTGTTCTTTAGTTTCAGCGTAAATACTTTCAGCCAACTCGTCACAAAGTTGTAATGCTTCAGCACCCTCTAAAACAATTGACCAGTCGTCAACATCAAACAGGGTTATTAGATTGTTAACAACAGCATCTTGTTGAGATAAATCCCCTCTTACTATTGACTGAGCCAGTTCCAGAACTCTGTCAGGGTTAGCATCAATTGAATGAGCAATGAACCTGATTAAAGAATCTAAATCTTTCTTCGGCACACCAATGACTGTTACATCACCATCTTTAATAACTTTAGGCATTTGCTTTGTCCCTTTCTGTTAACTGTTCGTAGCACCAACCACAAACACTATTATCTGTTATACGACTGACATTTATTACCCAAGCACAACCAGAACAAACAACCTCAATCATTTACGCCCTCTTTCTGTATATCAATCCGAACATTTGATCCATCCCATTCACAGTCATTTCCCTCAGAATCAACTGGTTCAAGAATTTGTAAAACCAAACTATCTTCCAGTAAAGCCAATTCCTCGTTTGCTAACTCTTGAGAAGCATCAAACATTATTTCTATTTTGTATCTCATTTGTCCCTCTTTCTTTGTAGGTTCTGTTGGCCAGTTACGCAGGTATCCGACCAACAGAAGATTATTTTTGTTGTTCAACCCATTCAGAAAACACAGTTGCAGCGGCAATCAATTCATTAGCAATCTCAGAAGCCTCAACTTCATCAAAATTATTGCTAGTTAATTGATGATTTGCTTGTTGCAAAAGCATCCTTATATAACCAAAATCTTTCCTAACATCAGTTTTAGTAATCATTTTGAATCCCAATTAACTGACCATTGACCATTATTGCGTTCTGTTAAAGAAACATTCTTGTAACCAAAATGCTTCTTGGCTTTGAACATCTCATTAGCAACAACCCAAGTTTTATAGGTGATTCTAAATTCAGTAATCTGACCTGTTTTATCTTTATCAGTTATCATTACTATCCCCTTAGTGTGTTTCTAACATATGAACAATAGTTTTATTAACAGTAGTTTCAAATGAAACTGGATGATTTTTGTATGAAAGTTTGAAATCACAAGATGGACAAATAACAACATCTTGATTACTTTCATTAAAATCCATAATTGCGCTAAACAAATCAAAGTGCTTACTTAGTAAATCTGTTGAATGAGTTTTCATTCTGACCCCTTTCCTAAGGTCTTGTGCTTACATAACTAATAATACAGATTTGTTATACGAAAGCAAAGATTTCAACACACCAAAACCACATTGTTACCAAATCGTTATAAACGAACACCTGTTCGACAGATTTACGTTCAGGTGGGGCAAAAAAGGCAGAGGATGGCCTAAAACAAGCCACCCTCAATTACGCCCAGTATGGGGTAAAGGAGTCAGATGGGGGCTATTTCAGCCCGATTGCGCCACTTGTGAATAAAAGGCCCTAGTCAATATCAGGCAACCCGTTTTGACATTCTTTCAATTCACTCGCACATTATCGATCTTGTGCTCGCTTGATTATTTTCTTGCAAGACAACACATCTGGCTCAAACCCAGATTTAACGTGTGATTAGCACGCCCAGAGATTTTGCAGCAGAGCCTCTGTCACTCAGATATAAGTTTTACCATACGTTTAATAATCCACTCAACAACAGGTACTGAAACAGCGTTACCAAGCATTTTGTATCGGTTTGAATTGGTTTGTGAAACAGTCCAATCATCAGGGAATCCCTGTAATCTTTCGTATTCCCTTGGTGTTAATCGTCTAACAACTGGTTCAATAACAATATCTGCAAAAGATTTGTAATCCCGCTGAGTTAAAGTTGAACTTTTATCGTCAAGTTTGTATTGAGAATGAGATTGTTTTTGTGCGAAAGCCAGCGGAATACTACCAACATAACAACCTAAAGTCGGTGAAACTTCTTTATGAATTCGAGGATCATCTTTCCTGTTGCATTGAAAGAAAAACAAAGTTTGGTCGTTACCAGTTGCAATAGTTAAAGATTTATCTTCAGAAACTAAAGCACCCTTACCACCACCCTCTTTGCCACCACGCATTCGAAGCAAAGTTGCAGTCGAACTACTGGTTATTGTGTTTCCGCTATCTTCGTCAATGCTTCTTTCAGTTTCTGCGGCAACTGTTTTCCTTTTTTGTTTGATCGTCTCAGAATTCCAGAAGCCGCTATCGGACTCAAATAAAACTTCGACAGGTCTCCTGTGGTTTCCACGACTTGCGACAATGAACACTCGTCTGCGCCGCTGTGGGACTCCGAAGTTTTGAGAGTCCAACACTCTCCAGCAAACGCCATACCCGCGTTCAACCAACGCTGTGATGATGATTCCCATATCTTTTCCTTGTTGAGATGACAAGAGGCCAGGGACATTTTCGAGGATAATTGATTCTGTTTGTGTTTCATCAATGAGTCTGACAATTTCCCAGAATAATCCACTTCTCTCTCCAGCCAATCCTTTACGAAGTCCTGCAACGCTGAGGTCTTGGCAAGGAAATCCTGCTGTAATAATTCCTCGTTCTGGAACAAATCCTGCTGCTCTAAGTTGCTCACCTGTTACACCTTTCACATCATCAAATAGTTTTGTTTCAGGAAAACGTTCCCCTAACACTTCCCTGCACTTCTCATTTATTTCTACTGCTGCAACAACCTTGACACCTGCTCTGGTAAGAGCCAAATCAAATCCACCAACGCCAGCAAACAGGCTGACAGCAGTTAAATTAGACAAGGTTTTCTTCCAAACCTAAATCGTTGTATAACATATTGATTGATAAAGCCACAACACGTTTTTCATCTTCAGATAACATATTTATTTCTGATAAACGAATCAAAGACTCACCACAGTTAATAAATCTTAAAACTTCAATTAAAACTTTTTCTGATCTTGTCCACTCTTGTAAATCAATTGTTTTCCAATCAATTACGTTTATATCAAGATCAGTTGTGATAAACGCTGGATGTTCTCTCATCCAAGTCATCTTTACAAGATTTGATGCAACTTTTGCTCTGTTCATCTTTTTGCCTCTGGAATCATCATCTCGATTGATATTCTTATGACTTCTGATACTGATGCGTTGTGCTGTTTAGCAAACGCTTTAATTGCACGCATTTGTGTATTGTTCAAACGCAAAGCAATCAGATTTTCTTTCCCCACTTTGTCTGACATTATTTTCCTTTCGCAGATAGATTTAATGTTATACGACATTGTTTCATTAAGGTTGTGTCGGGCCAGCGGAAAGGGGACACAAGTGCCAACCCGACACAAGAGACCCCGCCAGGGTGTCTCGGTGAGACATCTAAGCCACTAGGGCGTAACTTAGATGACATCTTTAAGATTCGCTCGAAGTTTCTGAACCTTAATTCTAACCCACGCAACATAGGCCAAAGTATCATCAAGTTCTTCAATGGCTTCATCTAGAACCTGATCTAAACTTTTGTCCTCAATTTTTTGTTTATCATTCTTTGAATACTGCTGAGCACCAATGCCAATGATACGTTTCTCAACATTTTGGATTGCGTGACTAATTGCTTTTGCTAGTTGCTCACTTGTCATAAAACAGCCAAGTCTGACCAGCCACGCAAATCGTGTTTACCAACAAGCAAAGTCATTGAACCTGGTGAACTCCATTTGCCGCTGGAATCTGTGTAATATTTTGAACCTGAACTGCTGGATAAACCATCTGATTCTTGGCTAGGGCATTGGAAGCGTGTGAATACACCAAAATCATCAATCTTAATATGATGCCTGTGTCCAGTAAACCAAATTTTTGGTTCTTGCCCATTATCTCTAAGAAGTCTTAAAGACTGGCCACGTAACCATTCAAATTCGTTTCTAGATATTTTGTGTCCGTGTGTGAACGCACAATTCATTCCAGATAGTTCACTTGTTACAGACATTTGATCGTGTGGGATAACCCATTCGTCAACAATCTTTTTATCTTCAAGAATTCGTTTCAATGTGTCAGATAAAAATCCGTCAGCAGAGTCGCTGTCTGTGCTTTGGCTTTTTCCGTTGCGCCTGTTCCATTCTCCGTGATTCGACAAGGTTGAAATGAATTTCATTTTTGGTGCTAGGCCTGCAAACATTGATACACCAGTAGTCCACAAATCTAAAGCCAATAACAGTTGTTCTCTTTGTGTAAGTTGTACGCTGAAAAGTTGGCTTGGATAGAATTCGTTGGAGCATCCCTCAACAGGATCACCCATATTTACAAAAGCAATTTGTTCAATGTTACGACCAGTCTTTTTTAATTCTTCAATTCTTTTTACAGTCTTTTCAAATGAATCTAGAACACGTTTAATTGTTGCTTCTGGTCCACCTGATGCAGATTTTCCTAACTGCCAATCTGATGCTAAAAATACAAATGTTGACGGCTCTTGTGTAACGCTTTTAGATACCTGTTTAAGAGGCTTAAAAGCCCTAATATTGGCACGAATTTGATGGATGTCACTATCATCTATGGTTGGCGTTAATTTGCGAGCAAAAGTGGCTCTATATGAATACAACCAAATAAGGTCTCTATCACCATTATCTAAACGTTTTGATGATTGCCATTTTGACATTCGAACTTTGTCACCAACAACTTCAAAAACATTAGGATCAAGACCAAAAGATTTAAGAATAGATGACCAGTCATCACCTATTGCTTCTGTTAATACCCCAGTTGCTAGTTCTCCGCCATCAGGTCCAATCTCGGCGTAAGGTTTTGTGGCTGTGTTAGTTGGAACGTTTTTATATCTTTCTTCCTGAATTTGTTCTTCTCTAATAAATGCTTTCAAGGCTTCTTCAGCCTCAATCTTAGAATCAAAAGTGCCAAGTGTTGTGTGTCCGTGTTTCTTACCAATTCGAACTCTGTATCTATTATTGGCACGTTTCTCTACTGTGCCATATGGGCGTACTTCTTTCATTTGTCCTCTTTCTCGGTGAAATCACAATATCGTTTGAAATTAAAAATAAGGGTTATTAAACCAGCGATTCCTAAAATTGCTAAAAATAAATATTGAAAGATGAGCGCAGGAATCATCTGTTAGTACCAGTTCTTTCTGTCGTGGAATTGTAACGCTTTACAAGGTGTCTTGTAGCGTTTCTTTATGTAATCCATTCCCCAATCAACTTGGGTATAAGGATTCGTTGAGAAATCAATTCCGTGAGAAACCATTTTTGAGGCAGGTAATGCTTGAGGTATTCCATAAGCACCACTTGACGGATTTCTGGCTCTCCAGGGCTTGTTTCTTGTACGCCACGAACTTTCTCTTTGCCAAAGTTCATCAATACATTTCCATTGCTGAAAATCGTATTTAGATTTGACGTACTGCCTGACTGCTGTTATTTCCATTCTTGTATTTTGCTCAACATAAGTTGGCGCAAGCATTGCAAGGATAGTTTCTAACAATAGTTTCCTTACCTAGTTGGATGGCGTAGCCCA